CTCGACCTGCGCCGGGCTCAGCGGCTCTTTGCCGAGCAGCCGGTCGAGCTGCGCGAGCTGGGCCTTGCTCAGCCCTTGGCCGCTCGCATGGCCGCGCCTCATGATGCGTGAGCCGTCCGGCCGCTTGATCACGCCCTTACCGAGCACCCGCCGAAGCGCGCTTCGGTCGCCCGTCTCCAGTTGCCGGCGGAAGTTCGCTACGGCCGCTTCCTGGCTCGGCGCGAGCCCGACCGTGTCCAGCGCCTGCCGAGCGATCCAGCGCGGGTTCTTGCCCTCCTGGAGCCCGCGCACGACCACCTGCCGCATGGTGTCGCGTACCTCGCCCCGGAGCGTGCTCAACGCGAGCCCGTCGTAGGAGCGAGCCGCTTGGATGACCGCCGGGTTCAGTGTATCGAACGCGGCCGGCGCGAGCCAGGACGGGAGATGGCCGGCCTCACGGGCGGCGGCGTCGAGCAGCGCCTTGTCGAGCCTGAGCCGGAGCCGGAGCAGGGTCGGGTCCAGTTTGTCGTCGCCCAGCAGCTCGTACAGCACCCGCTCGACCACGCCGGAATTGATCGCCGCCGCCAGCTCGACTTCCGTGAGCGCGCCCCGGATCAGCTTGTATGCTTCCAGGTAGCGCCGAGCCAGTTCCGGGCTGAGCCGGCCGGCCTCACGCCGGAGCCGTGCCTGGAACGCGAGTTCGACGGGACTCACAGCCCCTCCTCTCTCGCGTCGATTCGCTTGCCGAGTTCCTCGATGCCCAAGCCTCCCACCCACCTCTTGCAGTCCAGACACACCGTGCGCGGATCGCCTGTCGCGGGATCGGCTGTCACGGTGGTCCGCTCATGCACGCAGTCGAGCCCGTGCGCGATGACGGTCGTGTAGTCGGGCAGATGCAGGCCGGCGCGGGGTCGTTCCAGAAGGTCCAGCCGTACCGTGATCTGACGGAGCGCGGCCAAGCGAAGCAGCAGGTCCAGCTCGAAGAGCGCGATCGTGAGCTTGCGCCGGATCTCGGCGTCGGTCAGCTCGGGCAGTGTCTCAGCCGGCTCCCTCACGCGGCGCCCTCCAATGGCTCGGGCTCCGCCTCACCCTCGAAGTCGGTCGCGATACCGGCCGCGAGCATCTGCATTTCCAGCTCCTCCAGATTCGCGTCCTGGGGGATGCGCCCACCCTGTTGCAGCATCGCCAGCGCGACCGGGATCGGGAAGCCGGCCTTGATCAGCGCTGCGTAGGCCATCATGACCGGCGCGTCCATCAGCAGCCCTTCGAAGTCGCGGTTGATCTTGACGGAACCACCGGACTGCTCGCCAAGATAGCGGGCGTGGAAGCCGAGCGCACGCTCGACACCGTCCTGTAGCGCCCGGGCCGAGACCGAGAGTGCGGAGTCCGAGGTCGCCTTGTCGAGCCGCTTCGCTTCCGCCGTCTCGGCCGCCCGTTTCTGAGGCTGGAGCATCGCCAGCCCGAGCGAGCCGATATCGCTCTTGATGTCCGCGAGCGCCTGCCGCTGGTCGTCGATCGACTGGCCGCCGTGCGCGACGTACTCGGCCTTGCCTTCCGGGTTCTTGATGTCGAGCCATGCGCCGGGCCCGATCGCAAGCTCGTTGATTGGGGTCCCATCCTGGTTCACCGCGTCGTAGCCATAGGTCGCGATGAACGGGACCGTATGATGCAGCGCGGTCACGTAGTCCGACCACTGCTGGTAATGCGCTACGGTGAGGTACGCCACGTCCGCCAGCGGTGGGTCGGAGTCGAGCAGCCCGCGCCGGCCGGAGGTCGAAATCTCGCTCAACGGTAGCTCGACCTGGTTGCCGTACCAGCCCTCTTCGATCTCGATCACCTGCTTGTCCTTCGTGATCTCCAGCACCTTGTAGCGGGCCGGGTGCTTCTGGCTTTCGTCCAGGAACATCACCCGGTAGCGCGTCTGTTCGCGCTCACCGAACAGCCCGTCCGGCACCATCGTTTTCTCCAGCAGCACGACCTGTTGGAGCTTGGTCACGCCAGCTTCCTGCACGGGCCGCCAGCTCAGGATGTTGTCCTTCAGGACATGCACCCAGTACGGGCGGATGTCGATCATCTCGGAGCGCGCGTCCTGGCGGCCGTCCGTCTTCGGGAAGTCTACCAGGATCGCCGCGTGCCCCGCCGTCATGGCGTCGGTCTCCAGCTCGCGACAGAACACGTCGCCGTGCGTGCCCGCGTTGTCGATGTTCTCCCAGTCCCGGACGATCCTGGCCGGCACGTCGTCACCGAGTACCGGGTCCTGGCGGAAGATCAGCCCGACCATGCCCTCGACGGTGCGGCGGAAGAAATTATGCAACACCGCCATCTTGAGCCGGATCGAGTAGTTGCCGGAGTCCTCGCCGGGGTTCTTGGGCAAGTGCTCCGTGCTGCGGGCCCTGATGCGTTCCGGCCCTTCCCACAGGTCACGGACCAGCCGGAGCGCGTTCTGTTGCCGCTCCGACGCCTTGTTGCGCGTGCTTGGCAGATCCTTGGCCGAGCTGGGCGTCACCTCGCTCACGCTCTTGCCGCCAGGACGGAGCGGGCCGTCGCCGGGACGGTTGCCGTAATCGGTCGGGTCCGCGAGCAGCGAGGTGTCGGGCATCTGTCGTCTCCGGGTTACCGTCTGAGCACGCCCACACGGGCGACGTTGGTGGCCGCGAGCTTGGCGTCCGCTCCGCCCGCCGCGTCGACCATGTCATCATGCGCGCCGCCGGGGAAATCGGCGGCCTCTAACCGGAACGGGTCACGCCACTCGCCCGGACACAGAACCACGTTACCTGCCTCCGCCTTGGACGCCAATGGCTCGGCGCGGGCGGTCTTACCCTTAGTCGGACGCGGATCGGCGTAGGTCGGCATGCCCGTGTTCTGGATGCGCCTCACGAGCTGTGACGTGCGCTCGGTTCCTTGGATGCCCGATTCCGTCTCGACGAACCAGCGGATGCGGCCTCCGTAGAGCCTGAGGTCGTCGCGCGCCATCGCCTCCATCTTGGCGTCCCGCACCGCGACCGATTCACGGAACCGGGCCACATCCACGAGCGCGGTCCGGCCGTCCACCATCCTACACGCCAGCGCGCCGGCCGTGTAGTCGGGATCGTTGTCGCCCGTGTCGACGGTGCCGGCGGTGTCCCAGTAGCGCACCATCAGCCCGGTAGCCGGTACCGAATCGATCAATTGCCACCAGTCCCACTTGAACATCCCGCCCTCTCGTGGGCGGGGGCGGCCCTGGATCAGCGAGGCGAATCCGTAGGAGCCAAGCTCTGCCAGCTTGCCGTCGAGCCATTCCGTGCCTCGTTCATCTTCCCAGAGCGGGTGGCCCGGCCCCCGGCCGAGCGCGTCATCGTCCTCGGCCCGGCCGGGCAGGTCGACCAAGTGCCACGGGCCGGCCTGTCCGTCGAGCAGGCGCCCGACTGGGTCGTCGGTGTGCCAGCGCGACATCGTGAGCACGACCGGCGTGTGTGGCTCGGTCCGGCTCAGCACGTCGTTCGTGAGCGCGTCCCAGATGGCGCCCCGCGTGGCGTCGCTTTCGGCGTCGGCCCGCTTCCCGATCGGATCGTCAACCGTGATCAGGTCAGCGTTGAGCGACGCGGTACCGGACCCGATCCCGAGCGCGGTCACGCCACCACCGGCCGTGGTCTCCCACTCGCCGGCCGTGTTGCGGTCTGCCGAGACTTGGACGCCCCGCTGGACCGCCAGCCGCCGGACCGCGCGGCTGAACTTGTGCGCCATCTGCTGGTTGTGGCTGATGATCAGCAGACGCGCGGACGGGTCACGCTCCAGCCGGTAGGCATTGTAGCTGATCGTGTTGTGCTCGGTTTTCGCGTGCCGGATCGGGAGCTGGAAGATCACCCGCAGCAGCTCGCCGCCGGTCACCTGGTCGAGCGTTCCTTGCATGACCCGGAAGTGCGGGGCGTCCCACCGGAACTCGGGCCGGGCCCGCTCGATCCACTCGCCGAAATCCGGGGCGATCAGCCCGCGCCGTTCGGCTTCCTCGATCAGCGCGACGTACTCGCGCCGCTCAGCAGCCGTCAGCGGCTCAGCCACCATGCTCGATCACCTCGAAGGTGGCACCGCATCGTGAGCAGCGCACGACCGGCCCGCGCCCACTCCGGGTGTCCGTGCCCGCGACCTTCCGCACCTCGGCCAGCACCCGCCCCGGCAACAGCGCGAGCCAGTGGCCACACTCCGTGCAATCGGTACGGGTGTAGGCCATCACGCGAGCGACGGCCGTCAGGGTGACGTAGGCGATCCGGGCGGCAGCGGAACTCATCCCCCCAGCTCCTGCACCGCCAGGTGGACCGCGTTGGCGTTATTGGCGGACTTGGCGAGGTTATTCGTCTGCATCTGCACGAGCCGGGGCTGTAAGTCTTCGGCGACCGGGCAGCAGCCGTCCTCGGCGAGATGGCGGAAGGCAGGCTCCTGGTACGTGAGCCGCCACGCGCCGTACGGTCGTTCGCCGCCGTGTCGGACCACCGCCTCGGTGAACGGCTGCCAGATCTCCGGTGAGTCGAGGGCCACGGCATAGCACCAGTAGTCGTGCGCCCAGCCGGCGGGGACGTGCTGGGGCGCGGCCCACGAGCAACCATCGAAGGCGGCGGCGTAGTGACTTGCCGCGCGGCGGCGTGAAGCCAAGAGCCTGTCCATGACCTCGCCGAAGAGGAATGTTCCGCCCCAGCCCTAGGGGTGCGGCCCGTACAGCCCCCGCTCTGCCACGGCATCTGCCATCCGGTAGTTCCACCCGAGCGAGTGGTGGCGCTCGTGGTCCGGGCTCTTGAGCGTCGCCGGGTCGATACGTGGCTGGTCCGCCCGCATCCGGTAACCGAGCGAAGAGAACTCACGGGCCCTCGTCGCCAGTCGCTCGTCGTCCGTGACCAACATGCCACCTTCGCCGAGCGCGAGAATCTTGGAACTCTGGAACGAATAGCTCGTGAAGTCGGCGCTGGTGTGCGGGCGGAGCGTCTGCGCGGCGTCGTCGACCACGAACCCCACGTAGGTCGGTGCGTGGAGACCGTACAACGACACCGGCACGCAGCCCATCCAATCGTCGTCGTCAGGGACCGGCGCGTTCGTGTCCATCAGCCACGTATCAGGGTCCACGTCCACGAACACCGGCACCGCCCCGGCGTGCAGCACCGCGATCGTCGTGGCGCTCATCGTGAGCGGCGGCACGCTCACCTTGCTACCGCGTACTCCCAGGGCAGCCAGCGCGGTGTGCAGCGTGCTCGTGCCCGAGTTGAGTGCGATGGCGTACCCCGCCCCGACGTACTGCGCGAAGGCCCGCTCGAAGTCCGCTACCGCCGAGCCGTTCACGACGCCCGCTCTCTCAGCGGTTGACGGCTTGGCCCAGCTCGCAGTCGGCGGCATGCTTCTCGACTCGGCCACGGTGACAGATCGGGCACGTCTCACCAGCGCCCGCGAATTCCAGCCGCGTGAGCAGCGCCAGTTGGGGAGAGGGCGAGGGAACGTCCGCCGTCTTCGTAGGTGCCGGTGCCTTCTCTGCCGGTGCCT